AAATGGTGCCATAATTAATAACTCGAAGGCGCAACATAAGATGTTGTTGTATTATATGTCGAAACACCAGAACCAGAAACCGCTATAGTATCTTGACCCCCATTAATAGTAGTGTTTAAAGTATCTATTTCAAGAATTTGATTTCTCCTACCTACAATATCAGTGGAGCTTGGTGTTGCAGTCATTCTTAAAGCCGTTGAAATATTACCATCAATATTAGACACTGAAGAGATATAAAGTGGATTAGCTGAAACTAAACCAGTTGTATAATTTACCGTTCCGGCCTCTACATTATAATATGTTCTCACCCCAACATCCAAATAGTAAATACGAAGGTTACCAGCACCATCATCATCAAAGAACATTTCATTTGCATTGCCGCTTATGTAAAAACCTGTTGATGCAATCACACCACCACCAGATGCATTGTGACCTGAGTGTGGATTATATAGCGCGTTTCCAAAATTAACTGTGAAGGAATATGACCCCAATATATTTGGAGTATATAGGGAAGATAAGGATACGGTAGTGATGTTATTTAATATAGCAGAATCAGCGTTATCGATTAACGCCGTAAATTGAGAGTGCCTAAACACAGAGTTAAACACTTTCAAATAATTCGCGTTGTAATTTGTGACAGTAGAATTCACAAGACTCATAAGTGATTCTTCGCTTTGTGTTGTAGCACTAGCGTTATATTTAAAATTTACATTGAGTATTAGATTTATTATAGCTGGGTCTACAACCACAGTAGAAATTGACGCAACAGTATATGGAGATAGGTCAGTAACAAGTTGTGCCTTTTGAACTTCATTCAGATTTAGACCAGTTGTTGACTTGACACTAATAAAAACTTTACCATACTCTGCGATATCTGATACACCAGTGACGGGATTAAATGAACCATTCTCTCCACCCCAAACAGAAGCCGTTTGAGTGTTTGGGAAGAGTTGTTTTACATAAGTTTTATAATCCTCAGCAGTAACGCATCGACCCTGTGACGCATAGTCTAAAGGTGCGTTATACTTAATCGATTGAATTGTTTCTGGTTCAGAACCACCAGCAGAAGGAGACACGGTAGATATATTAACACTATTAACAGTATCAATTGCAGCAGAATTTGTAAAGGTGACAGCGCCATTAGCAACACCTTTGTTTGTAACAACATAGTTTAATATAATAATATTTCCGTCTTCTATAGCATTACCTAAAATACCATCACCAAAGTATATTTCAAATTTTCCAGACTCAACTTCTTGTAGGAAGTAAACATTTGAAGTTGAAGTTAGAGTAGAGATGTCTGTTGCTAAAGTATATGTCGAAGTTATACTATCTATTGAAGAATTTTGAACCGTGACTGTAAGAGTTGTCGTATCTGCTCTATCATCATTAATAAGGAATCTCTGTTCAACATTCTGGGTATCAACTGTATACCTAGTTGAAACAAAACTTCCTTCATATACACTTAAATTATTAAATGGAATTATAGAACCAACATTAGTAGAAACTACGTCCTGTATAGTTACAAACTGATAAGACGTATCACCAACGCTGGTAGTGAACACTGTCCCCGCAGCTACTGTTGCGCTTATATTACTTGTATTTAAAAAAACATTAAGAATTGCCTTGGCCGCTCTTGCAGAACGAGTAGAGTAACCCAATGTCTTAGCATGTGAAACCACACTTGACCTCAACTGAGAGGAATCAAGGAACATCTCATTTGCAAGCATATTCGCATTGAAACCAAGATAGTGAGTATTGTATGCGAGAACATCAAGGAGCGCACTAAGACCAGAGCCTTCGAAGTCATAGTCCTTAAACTCTGTTTGATTTCGCATAAAGACTTTTAGGTTATCCTTTACCTCATCAAAGTCAAATTCTGTTACATTAAGTCTTTTTGTCGTTGTTGCCATTATCGTACTCTCTCTAATAGAACTTCCATATTGACAAGTTCTGTTGGTGCGTTAACAACATAAAACTCAATAGTAACTTCATATGCGTTGTTATCAAGGTTGGGAATAGCTCTCACTCCAACAAGACGGGCGCGAGGTTCAAAGTTTTCAATTACCTCTTCGATCTTCATGGTTAGAACATATGCCATGATCGGAGTCAGGGGCTCAAACAGAACATCTCTTACACCAGAACCAATCTCTGGGTGAAAGGGCTTCTCGTATGGGTTTGTTAATATTAGATTTCTTACAGACCTTTTGACTGCTACTATATCGATAACTTTACTAATATCTTTTGAACCAGTTTTAGGGCCAAAGAATAAATCTATATCAGAATATATCTGCGCGGCACGGTCTCGGCCGGTGTACGTTCCATCGTAATATGCGTCCTTACCAGCCATAGATATTCCTCTTTATTATATTTATACACATTACAGATAGTTTATATATTTATATTTAGTTAGTCTCAAAGGCCTTTAATCTTCATCGGCGGCGATTATATCTGCATCGTAGTTTTCTAAGTTACTACCATACTTTTTGTGAGAAAATACCGCACCCGCAGTTAAATTTTTTCCTGATCCCGGTAATACAGCCTTTATTAATTTACCACCCCTAATTGATAATGTTTTTGCAATATCTTCAGATGCAACTTTAAATACTCCAGTATCCTCTGTTGGTGAAATATCTGAAACTGCATATGATATCTTTTTTTCTACTATTTTTGAAACCTTTGATAAAATATTTGCATTTTGTTTTATCACAGACGCAAGTTCAGTTAGAGCTGGTAATTCAGCCTGTTTTGCAGCAATAGGTTCCTTCACAGCTGGTTTTATACTAAACGGAACTCCCGACACCTTTTCAAGATTGGGGATAATATCAAAAATATCACCACCACCCAATACTGATTTCGCCGATGATGAAACAAGACTTCCTAACTCCAAACCAGCAGAATTTATATCATCTCCAAATTCTGTTTTAATTTTTGCTAGTGCAGAAAAATATGATGAGGTGCCAGGGGAAATAGAAATAAGACTTTTTATTTCTGCCGGTAAGTTTAGTTTAGGTAGGGTTGGTATATCAGTAGTTTGTAGTTTATTCACTAATCCAAAAAGTTCGTTCTGCGTTTCTTCAAATACAGCTATAGCTTCTGATGCAGTAGACTCTAGCTCTACAATCATCTCTTTCGCCGCAGTCTGCAACTTTGTTATAACATCATTCAGTTGCTTGCTTGCACCTTGTAAATTACTATTTGTAGGATTCATTATAGTTTTTCCTTACGGGCCCGCAAAGGTGTTTATTGAACCAGATGCAACCACTGTGCAACCAGATACATCGTCACCTATTCTTCCACAACCTTTACTATTTATAAACACCGTTGTTGATCCGATTGTGATCGGCGCCTGGTGGACCGGGCAAGGTGGAACAGGAATCAAGTGTGGATGGTTATTGTCACCTTGTCTACTGATCCCTATTCCATTAACAAAAACATCGGGTGACATTTCCAGTCGGTGCGGGACAGAACAATGAACCACATCAACATCCACCATATCTCCTCTACAAATTGCTGGCATATTATTCTCCTTATGCGTTTGCTCTTTCACTAACCATCAATAATTTAAGGCGAAGTGCCCATAACGCCATGTCCCTATGTTCTGCCTCCGTATGTCCTGCGCCTTCGTCTGCCAAATGCGGCCCACTCATTGGGGGGTGATAATGATTGTTGGTATTTAGTGTGCTATCATCTGCTGTCTCAAGAACAAGGTGGTTCTCAGACTCAGTTGCCGGGTAACTATTCGGAACAGATATCCAATCCTCTCGAAGGAGTTTAGCTAATGCATCTACCGAAGCTGCTTCACACATTACCTGTCCATCATCCTCTAATAACAACCTATCCTCAATAGAAACACTGTAGGTTGTTTCCTCAACTGTAACCAAAGTGACCGTTTCCATCATTATCCCTTGAGTTGCGGTTGCATCAATCGTCCCTGTCTCCAGCAATATCTCGTTAGAAGGCAACAGTGTACCCAAGTCTGGAATGAAACTAATGACATGTTTTAAGGTAGTCAAGTCAATCGCATCGTAGTCAGTATACACCACCGTTTCATTAGACGAATTAATTATAGTAAACGCATGTGCCATATTGTTCTCTATTCGTCTTCACTTGGATTTAAGTGAATATTCGGACCGCCATCAATTGTAATATCACCCGCAGATTCAATTTCAATGGCACCAATAGATGTATGGTCCCAAGTGGTTCCTGTTGTACTAGTCCATGCATTACCAACAATTAGACTCAGCGTACCTTTCCTGAGTGGATACTTTATACTATCCCCATCCTCTGAGTGGATCGTCATTCCTATAGACTTCATATTTAATGTGTTCTCAAGAGCCTTCATGGAGAAAATGCCCGTTCTGGTTGACTCTGATAGATTACCTTTTACATTCAATACATAATCCGAGAGGGAGGTTATATAGATTCCTGTCCCGTCTTCGTTTGAATCCATAATCTTACCTGTCGCCTGGAGGCAGTACTGCCCACCAACAAGTTCCCACTTAGTTTTATCAATATTATTCCACACATCACCATGAACATTGCCATTAACATCCTCGTTAATATTAAATGCATAGTTGCCCACAATCTCTTCTTCACGGTTGCCTGGAACGGATTCACCATCAGCGTCTAATTTAGCACCAATCTTAACACGCTCATTTCCATGCACCTTGCGATAGAAGTCTCCTTCTATCTCCTGTATGTAGTCACCCTTGATGAGCTCTCTTACCGAACCCTCTACCGTAATATTCTGTGACCCTTTGATAACGATATTCTCATCTTTGATAACAATCTCGTAGTTATTTCCAACTATTTTGGTGACCATGCTGCCGTCTGGGTGTATCTCCTCAAAGGTTCCTGCCGTGTGCTGACGAAACATTCGTTCTGCGCCTGGGCTGTCATCTACTTCTGTGATGTGTCCAGACTCAGATTCGAATACATGGTTGTAAGGATACGCCGAAGAAATATAGGGATTCGCATCTGCAATAATGCCCTTGGGGTCAGGTTCTTCCCAAAAACCACGATCCTCTTGTATTGGGGCGGTGGATACGTTTAAAAGATATGGTTTGGTTGCGGTTGGAATGCCTGATGCATTTTTGACCGCTTCAAGGTAATCCGCGAGATCATCTTCCAGCTTGGCCTCCGCTAGGTCTGCTGGGTCACCTCGCAACCTCTGATCTCTACGGTCAATTAATGATTGATGTCCTTCAGATGCAGTGCCGCGAGCAAGTCGGTTCGTATCTGACTCACCAACATCGTGGCCACTTTTTCTTATGCCAGGATATGGTCCAAAGGTTGGGGTAGGTTTAAAAGGATCTTGGCTCCTATCATTATCTCCCCGTGGGTCATTAAATCCTTTAGTTGGATCAGCCGCAGCAAAAGGAATGCCGGGTAAAGACCCCATAATGACGGGTTGTTGCTTCTCGTTGTCACGAAAGAATCCTATAACCCAAGACCCTTGCGTTAAGAACGAGGGAGTATGACCTAATCCCTGCATAGAAGGATCAGTCACAGGATGCATTACATGCGCCCAAGGTAAATCGGTAGTCTTGATTTTTGTTAAGCTGTCGCTATGAAGTCCCAGAACACGAACACGAACTCGGCCGAGTTGTTCTAGATCGTTCCTATCTTCAACTACACCAACGAACCAACTGAAACCATCTTTTCCCATAAAGTTTTGCATGAAACTATTTATAAGAGTTTAGTGAAGGTCTGGATCTCGGCCGAGTCCAGTGTTTTCTAGAGCAACCCAGTTATATTTTTCTATACTGAAAGTTTGTTCTGGTTCACTATCTTGCATTGCCATAAGCATCTCTGATGCATCATCCAAAGTTAAGCCATCAATAATAACTTTCTTTTTTACAATTTTGTATCTTACCATAATTGTTTCCTTTTAGAGATAACCAAATACTTTATACCCTCACCTTTGTTTTACATACAGGGTTTTGTATTTAGATAGTGGGAATTATCTCTTT